ATTTACCCAGTGGGTCCTTTTCACCGCTCTTGGACCAATAATAGACCTGACCTTGCCATGCCTCGTGATTCTCGATACCGTCGCCGGTATTACGGGCACCAATGTGGGCCGTGACCTCGACATAATTGGTATCTAGGATACCACCTAACGACTCGCTGTACTTGGCGGAGATGGAGGAAACGCCCGACATGACCGCCCGCCTGGTCGCCACGTCCACACGGTTATGCCATCCCGACGCATAATCAATGGTTTGCAGACCGCTGTCTGTCAGCTCCTTGACCGCCTCACGGATTGCCGTGTTGTAATCCACAGCGCCGGACCAGACCTTCATTTCTGCCTTGTCCAGGACCTTCTGGTAGGTCTCGGCGACGGGAAGAAACTGAACCGAACCGTCAGCCCCACGAATAGCGAAGCCCATGGAGCGGGTCAGGTTCTGGAACTCGCCCAGCGTCTGCTCTCGAATGGCGGTGATCTCCGCCGCCATCTCGTCCAGCTTGAAGGAATCAACGGCAATGTCGGCCTTGCCGATCATGTAGTCAAAATAGATCTGATTGCGTTCCACAGCCGCGTCAAACATTTCATCAAGCTGTGTCTGGGCTATGCCCTCCACGCGTTGTATTTCTTCCTCAATGTCTTGGAGGTCATAGCCACGGCGTTGTAACTGCCGGATAAGCTCCAGCGCCGTCTCCGACGCCTCGCCGGACAGCTTGAAGCGCTTGCAGATGTCAGCAATGATGTAATCATCCAGGTCTTCATACAGCCGAACTAGCCGGTCAGGGACCGCCGCCAGGTATTCAGGGGTGATGGGATACAGGATAGTAACCACCTCGTTTTAGGTCTCAGACACCAAATTTTCCATCTGCGGCAAAGCTGCCTTTGCTGTCGCTTCGTCCTCGTTCAGATACTTCATGCGGATTTCATAGCGTTGCATGACGCCAGCGTTAAGAAGCTGCATATCTCGGCTGAACTCAGATTGCTTGTCCTCAATGATGGAATCGTCGAAGTCAACGGACATCTCCACTTCCTCGTTCAGGCCCATGCCCAGGTAAGTGTTGCACATCCGCAGCAGGATGGAGCACAGTTCCAGCAGCACAGATTCCAGCACGATCTCGTGTTTCTTGAGCGTGCGGAACATATCGCTGTTTTCAGAAATAACCTGGGTCGCCGTTGCCACACTGGCCCCGTCGAACTTATAACGATTCTGACCGAAGCCGCACTTGCTGGACAGAGAATTAAGCATATCCTGAATGCCGGTGCTATGTTCTGCCGTCCGCAGCGTGAAGTCGATCTCGTTGACAATGCTGCCGCTCTGGGTGTCCTCCGGCAGGACATAGAAAACAGTGTCCCGTGTGTCAAAGACCGGGTTGCCGTCCAGGTCCTTAGTTGCCTCCGGCTTGACCATGATGCGCTTTTTGCCCAGGACAAACTCGTTGACGTAGGAATCATAGGCCACATCAACCGCTTTGAGCTGGTCAATAGCATTTGCAAACGCCGGGATGCCCATGGGCAGGGTGTTGTCGGAATTGTTTGCGATGTTCAGCCGATCAATGACGAATTGGGGCTTGTCGCTGCCGGTGTTGACCGTGGGCGGGACGCTCTCGAATCCTCGGACGCTGGAAAGCTCCACCTCAGTACAGCCTCCGTTTGTAGTCCTGTAAATGGAGTTGTCGATGCAGTACAGGCCATTCTCCAGCCGGTGAATCTGCAAATAGGTGTAGGTCTCTTTGTCAACGACCTTTTCGCACGCAAAGGCGCACTCGCGCACAATCCCATTGTCCCAGGACAGTGGGAAGATGTTGGGCGCGGTCACATAGTCCAGCTTAATGGTCGTTCCCTCTGCGCTGGTCAGCTCGCCGGTGTCCATGTTGACTGTGGCGTTATCCACGCGGGCAACATACGCCGCCGTGCCCAGGGCAGACTTCATTTCCTGCATCTCGTTGGCCTTGACTTCAAAATTGTTGGCCTCGAAGATAGCGTCAATAGCTGCCTGTTCCGCCTCGCCCTCCAGGGTGATAGCGCACTTTTCATTCAGCAGCAGGTCGGCCCAGTCCTCAGCCACTTTCTTTGCCATGCCCAGGGTGTACCGGTGCATCTTGACGTGCTCCATGCCGTTGTAGACGTGGTACTCATGGAATTGCTTCACATTGCCATCATACCAGGACTTCCATTCCGTGATCTTGCTGTAAAATTCAGCTGGGACGGTATCGAAGCCCTTTTCTTTTAGTTTGCGGATAATGTCCATTTATTCACCGCCTAACGATTCTACAATTTTTAGCTCCCGATCTGACAGCTTCCAGATATGCGCCGCCGCCCGTTCTGCCGCTGCCCGTTCTGCCGCTGCCCGTTCTGCCGCTGCCCGTTCTGCCGCTGCCGCGTCAGACAGCAGCAGGCCGGAACCGAAGATTGTTTTTTTCAGCTCCCGTTGATGGTCAAGCGCTGGAACATTGATACAGTCTTTGCGCCGCACCTTGAAATCAATGCCATACTTTGCGTAACGCTGCATCATTGCAGCGGTCACAACATGGTCCGGGTATTCATACTTTGGCAATGGCGTTTTGCCTGCCTTTGTGATTTCCTCCATCTTTGCATTGACAAGCCGTGTCAGTTCCGGTGCGGTCTGCGCTACAATATCGCCGCCGTAGCTTGTCACAAACGATGTGTGCACTACTGCGCCGTTGTCATAGACAATACCGCAATTGCAAATAAGATGGTTCATCTTCATTGTGATCTTGCGCCCGCTTAACGCCGTCAGCGACGGTGCGAACAGAAAGAACTTGATATTGTGATCTAAATAAAACTCGCAAATCTTTGACAGGATAGAGAACGGAGGATTGTCCAGCACCGTGCAGCCGTCCGGGTAGTCATACCGCTCATAGTCGCCGCCCGGATAGAATGGCCGGACGATGGTCGCCGGGTCAATGCCATACTCAGCACAGGCCCAGTCTTTGATGACCTCATAGATAGCCGGTGGTGTATAGCAATCGTCTGTTGTCTTTTTGGCCTTGAACTTGTCAACAAACGCCTGATACTCGCCGTTCTCGTCCATAGTCGAAATAAAGTTTTCCTGCCCTTCAAAGGCGGTGTTGTCAATCATGCTATGCTCCTATGCCGTTGTCTCACGCCGCCGGAACACACGTTCCAGGGCATACCTTGTCGCGTCGATGATATGATTGTTTGCGTCAGGATAACCGCTGATAATGTCGCCATCCTTGTTGCGCTCGTACTCATAAGATACAAACTCCTGGTATGCTCCAGGCGTCCGTCGCTTATCAATGACGATTGTGCGGCCTTGCAGGAATTTCATGCCGTATTCAACGGAGCCAGGGCCTTTGACAGCTTCTTTGGCTGGAAGGCCAGCCGCTCGGAAGTCCACTACGCTTTTAGGCTCTGCGCTGTCGCAGGTGATAAATGCATCCGTGTAGCCCCTGGCCTTGATTTCTGCCGATGTCTCAGCGTTTGTCTTTTTGTTGACATACATCTCGTCGATCAGGTAGATGGTTTCCCGCGCTCTGTCATAATGGAGACGGATAAAGGCAAATGGGTCTGGGTACCATCCGAAGTCCACGCCCTGATAGATTCTATCGAACCGGCTGATTTCTTCGTCCGTAATTTCCCGCAGCTCCAGCTTCTCAAACACATTGCCGCCGGTGCCGACGGCCTCGCCCAGATACTCATGCTGATAGGCACGTTCGTCTGTTTCTTTGAGGTGTTCCGCCTCAGCAATAAACTGTTCGCCAAGCCATTCAGGTGGGGCCTCCAGATAGGTGCTTTTATGCGTCAGCCGGTCCGCACGCTCTTCCAGGCTGTCCTTGTTTGCCCAGTTGTCGCGGGAGATGGGCGGGTTGTAACTCTCAAAGTTCCAGAACCGGGACCCGCCGCGCATGGTGGATTGCAGAATATTTCGAATCTCAGGACGGCCAGCGAACTGGTCTTTTTCTTCAAAGTGCGTAATGGCGATGTAGCCGAAGGGGACCTTGATGGACTTGATTTTCATGGGGTCATCTGCCCCACGGAACATGATTTTCTGGCCCGTCGGCTTATAAATCAGCTCCATGGGCGACACTTTGGCGTCCCAATATTCAGCAACGCCCAACTCACCAATGGCCCACAGGTATTGCGCGTAGACGCTATCTCGTAGGGTGTTACCCACCTTTCGCAGGACAAGCGCATGACAGTCCTTGTTCTCCGACTGCATAATCAGCACCGGCACGAGCAGCGACACACAGGATGATTTCAACGAGCCGCGCCCGCCGGATAAATCATAGTGTGTGTGCCCATGGTAAAACACATCATGGGCCAGGTCGTGGAATGCAGGGCCCAGGACGCTGGACAGCTTAACACTAGACATCAATAATCACCTTCACGGCGTTATCGTCGCCGCCCTTTATGC